ACAGCACGCCGCCGGGGCGCAGGCGCGAGGCCCAGTGCTTCAGCGCGGCGCGCGGCTGCTCCAGGTGTTCGAGGCAATGCGAGCTGAAGACGAAGTCGAGTCCCGTCATCTCTGGCGGGAGGTGCATCGCGTCGCCGCCGTGTTTCGCATCGACCGGCATCGCGCCCGGCAGGGGCCACTCGTTCGCGCCGACGTCGACGCCGCGGCCCTTGCAGAAGTGGGCGGCCGTGGCCGCGATGTGCTGACAGGCGTTGCCGCGCTTGAGGTAGTCCGGGAACGTGCCGCCCTTGTAGGTGTAGAGGATCGGATCCATCAGCGGACCCCCTTCGAGCTGTCGCGCCACAGCGCGAGGCCTTTCCCGTTCCACGAGATCTCGTTCTGCGGCAGGGTATGCAGCAGGTCCCACACCGGCGGCTGATGCGGCCATGCCTCATGGAAGAGGACGCGGCCGCCGCGGCGCGTCAGCGCGAAGTCGGCCTCGGTGTCGTTGGCGTGATCGCCGTCGACATAGGCGAAGTCGAAGTCCAGCGTCCGCGCGAATTTCGCCTTCGCGACGTTGTCCTTGATGTGGACGAAGCGGACGTTCTTGATGCCGAGGACCTCGAAGACGGCCTGCTTCTCCGGCTGATCGAATATGTCGACCGTCACGACCTCGTCGAAGTGGCGCGACAGGACGGCTGCGGTGAGGCCGTTCCAGGTGCCGATCTCGAAGCAGCGGCCGCCGCGGATCTGCTGCTCATGCAGGAAGTCGCCGAGCCCGTGAAAAACCGAGCTGCGACGGAAGAGGCCGGGACCGATCTTGTCCAGCGCCTGTCGCAGCATGGGGTCGCGGAGGGCGATCATCACCCTTTCGCCGCACTGCTTCTCGATCGCCTCGCTCCAGTATTGAAGATCGCTCACCGTATGGCCTCCATTGCCTTTCGCATCGCTGCATCCATCGTGACCGGGAAGGGCCACGTCTTCGCCTGGAGAGCGAGACGCAGGTATTCGGCCTCGCGCTCCGGGACGTGGCCGATTGGATCACGGGGATCCCCGGGTCGCCACGCCTGATTGAGGTTGTGAATTCCGCTGCTGAAGAAGTCGAAGCCGGTGAGGTGGAGCGACTTCGGCTGGAGCGCTGCGATGTCCAGGATCGCGGAGAAGCCCGTCGTCGGGACGTGGTTGCCGAGCAGCTTGAAGCCCTGCAGGAAGTGCAGCGAGTCGGGGACGAACGTCGGGCAGAACCAGAAGTCCTTCCGGTCCTCGTAGATGTAGTGGAAGTCGACGCCGCGCTCGCGGCCGTTCTGCTCATGCCAGCGCGACTCGATCGGCTTCGCGTCCGGGCATTTGCACATGCAGAGCCGGACGCCGTCGCCGATCAGCTCCTCGCGCGTCTTCTTGATGCTGCCGCCGAAGAAAGAATAGAAGACGTCGGTCCGGTTGCCGAGGTTCGAGTGATGCCCGTAGTTGTTGACCCGGACGACGACGTCATGCGAGTCGATGAACCCGATCGCGTTGAGAACGGCGCCGGGACCGGATCCTACGATGACGACGCGCTTCCCCGTGATGAAGGGGCGGCACTCACTGAAGGCGATGAAGGAAGGCGTCGACACGTTCGGAGATCTCCTGCTGGTTGTTCTTGTCGGTGATGACGAAGGCGTCCTCTTTGTGGTGGACGACCTTCTCGGGGGTGATGAGGCGGATGAAGTCGGTGTTCGATCGGAGCCCGGCCTTCGCCCAGATCGCGAAGAGCGGCTTCCTGAAGGACTCCGCGAGCGGGATCACGAACGACGGGTAGCCGATGAAGCCGTCGGCGGCCTGGGCGATGTCGATGAGCTGCTCGACGGTGGTCCCGTTCGCGAGGTTCATGGTCAGGCCTCGGAAGTAGAACAGCGGCGCGCCGCCGCCGATCTGCACGATGCTGGCGTGCTTGCCGACGGCATCGACGACGGACTGCATGACCTCGAAGTCCGGCATCAGCTCGGCGCCGAATCCGTCGGTCCTGCCCATCGGTGCCCGCGGCATCTGGACGCAGACCACGGGCCGGCCGTCGGCCCGGAGCCCATCGATCAGCGAGGGCGTTCCCTTGCGCCACATCAGCCGGAGCGGGACCTCTTCGGTGATGCCGGCGGCGGCGACCATGTCCTGGAACTGGGTCGTCTTCGTGTTGCGCTTTCCCATGACGTAGTGGCTGACGATGTCGACACCGTTCCGGTCGAAGGGCTCTACCGCGCGGGCGCCGGGCGTGTGCCGGAAGACGTCGGGGTGATCGCTGAGGACGCAGAGCCGGCCGCCGTGCAATCCGAAGTGCGTGACGATGCTCGCGAGGTAGATACTGTCGCCGAGGCCGCGACCGGCGCGAATGGTTTTCAAGTGAGGTTGCCCCGTGCTGCGTGATGGAGACGATCATCGCAGCGCCGCTCCGGAGGTGTCACGGCATTTTTTCTAATCGCGTCAGGGACGCGCGTTAGGCTGTTTCAATCGGTGAACTTTCCAAAACGCGCAATTTGGAAAGTTCTTCCTCCAGCGTCGCGCGTTGGAAGCAGGTCAACGCGGTGTCCCGGCTGCAGTTCACGATCGAGGCGCCAGTCTTCCCAGCGCTGCGGCCTACGGTCTGGAAGGCCTGGGGCCAGAGGTGCATGCTCTTCGCGTTCTTCAGCCCGGTGACGTGGTCGCCGTGGAAGTGCATCTTCCCCGGCGTGCCCTTGCAGTCGATGCCGAGCAGCAGCACGCGCGAGGCCCCGGAAGCCAGCGCCAGCGAGAGCGCCTGCGCGCCGCTGTTATAACCGTTCGTCACCCATTCGGCGCCCCAGACGGACTCGACGTCGACGCCCTGGATGGACTGCGAGACCTGCAGGCGCTTCGCTTCGGGGCACATCTCGGCGGCCTCGCGCCAGTAGAGGCGCCAGAACGCGGAATCGTAGCCGAGCAGGATCTCGGCGCCGGGCGCGAGCCGGAAGGCGAGGTTAACGGCGATCGTCGGGAGGCCGGCGGCGGCGACGGCGGCGCAGTCCTCGGCGGTCAAGCTGGGCCCGGCGCCGACCACGGCCACGGTGCGGCCCGTCCAGGCCGGCGGGCGAAATCCCTTCTTCATCGTCCGTCGGAGACGCCGGACGAGGCCAGCAGCGTGATCCAGCGGCCGCCGGTCTCGGCGTCTGGGATGACGCCCTCGACGTTGAAGACCAGAGGCGTCCCGCGGGTCTTCTGCACGGTGCCGCGCATCTGGGCGGTGAACCCCTCGCGGAACCGGACCCGGACTCGATGCGTGGCCTTCGAGGCGATCGATGCCGCGGTCAGCAGTTCCCGCGCGCTGAGGGGAGAGATCTCGGCCGGCATCACGTTGGAAACCGGAAACGCGGGATACCAGTCGGCGACGTGGGCGCCGTCGCTGTCGAGTTCGATGTCGTCGCGGAAGACCTCGAAGAGGACCTGCGCGCGGAGACGGCCGGCCGGGAGCCCGCTCATGCCATCCCCAGGCGGACGCGATCCTGACGCAGCAGCACGAGGGCGCCGATCGGAAGCTCCTGCAGCGAGCCGTCGACGGTGGCTTCGCGGTTTTTGTACCAGTCCGCAACGGTCAAGAGGAGGGCCTGCTTGATGTTCGCCGGCAGAGGCTCGGCGCCGTCGCTGTCGTCACCGTAGCCAGCCTCGAAGCGGACGCGGATCGCGTTCGTCGCGTTCGGCTGGTAGGGCCATGCGACGCCGACGCAGCAGATCCGCGCGACGTCGCCGAGGTCGTCGACGCTGTAGAGGCTCGGCTCGACTTGCCCGTCGGACCCCGGCTCCGAGGTGAACGAGATGATCTCGATCAGCGGCGGCCGGGGGATCTCGATGGCTCCGCCGCGGCATGGGAAGTTGTCGAGGCCGAACTCGTAGATCCGGCGTGCGATCGCCTTCCCCGTGAACTTCTCGGCGAAGGCCACGGCCGCCAGCAGGTAGCCGCGGATCAGCGCGTCGTCGGGATGGGACTCCTCACCGTCGGAGTCGATCTCGGTCGTGACGATCTCGCACTGCTGGCGCAGCTCCTCCAAGGGGATGACCTCGTCGTCGACGGTCTGGATGATCTTCGGGGTCTTCATCGCGGGGCTCCTCCGAACTCCGGCGGAATGTTGCCGTAGTTGATGCCGGGCGCTCCGGCCTTTCCGTTCAGTCCAGGCGCGCCGGCGGCGCCGTCCTTGCCGGGCGAGCCGCGCTTCACCGCGAGTTGCCAGTCCGCGGCGCCCTCGCGCGGCTGCTCCGTCGTCTCGGCGTTGCGGCAGACCCAGATCGACCCGTCGCGCGTGACGGAGTCGCCTCGTCGATAGCTGCCTTCCTTCCAGACGCCACGGTAGCGCATGTCGACGGCGACGCGCTGATGCTTGAACTCGCGGCCGTCGCTGAGGACGACGGTCTCGACCGAGAGCCGGTCATCGTCGGCGGCCATCTCGACCCGGACTTCCTTGATGCCTGACCAGATGCAGTCCCAGCCGTCCATCCCCTCCGTCGTCTTGAACGAGCGCCAGACGCCGCCGTCGTGATGCGCGAAGGTGCCGCGCGGGTAGCTGCGCTCCGGGTCGATGCTGCGGAGGATGTCGATCTGCATGGCGTCGCGCCCCGGCGGACCGTCCTTGCCGTCGCGCCCGTCGCGCCCGTCGATCCCCTTCTCGCCCGGCATGCCGCGATCGCCAGCGGGGCCAGCAGGACCGGCGTCGCCGGGGAGGCCCTTCTCGCCTTGAGGACCGGCGGGGCCGATGTCGCCGGCCGGGCCCGGATCACCGCGGTCGCCCTTCTCGCCTTTCTCGCCCTGGGGGCCCGGCTCGCCGTCGACCCCCTTCTCGCCCTGGGGGCCCTGCGGACCCTGGGGGCCAGTTTCGCCGGCCGGGCCCTGGGGACCCGCGGCGCCGTCGACGCCCTTCTCCCCCTGCGGTCCGGGTTCGCCGCGATCACCCTGCGGGCCACGGTCGCCGGGGTCGCCCTTCAAACCCTGCGGGCCGGCGGCGCCGTCGACGCCTTTCTCTCCCTGGGGACCGATTTCGCCGGCCACCCCTTGAGGACCGATCTCGCCGCGCTCGCCGGTGTCGCCCTTGATGCCGGCCGGGCCCTGCGGCCCTTCCTTGCCGTCGACGCCGTCCTTGCCGTCCTTGATCTCGGACAGGCGGAGCTGCATCGGCCGCAGCGCCTCTTCGAGCTTCTTGTCGACGAAGCCCGTGACGGACTTGATGACCGAGGCGGCCAGTGCTTCGATTTTGTTCATGGTCTGCCCTATGGGTTGAGGTCGACGTCGGTCCGCGCGCTGCCCGTCATATCGGCGCCGACGACGACGTCGCCGCTGCCGTCAACGGACTCGAATTCCACGCGCGCCGCGCCGCCGCCGTGCGCGGTGATTGTCGTCTTGCCGGCGGCCACGGCCAACAGGATCGAGAGCGACTCGGCCAGCGAGAAGCCGGTCAGGGTCTCGATCGCTGAAAGCGCGTCGTTGACCTCGGCGAGGTTCTGCCCCGCGGTCTTCCCGTTCGGGAGGACGTAAGCCCAGATCTCGGCCGCGCTCGCGCCCGGCGGGGCCTGATCGCCTCCATCCCCGAAGAAGCGGCCGCCGAAGTAGCGGCCGGCGAAGAAGTGACGCCCGAACACCGGCGGCCCCTTACGTGAGGTCGCGCGTCACCGCGGTCCGGTTTCCGTTATCGTCGACCGTCGCGACGAGGCGATCCTTCGTGTCGGCGAGATCTCGGAACGTGGCTTCCGTCGTCTCCAGGCCGGAGGCCTTGCCGCCGAGCGCCGCATTCGACAGGCGCAGCGACTGCCGCACCGTGGCGCCGGTCTCGACCGACTCGTCCAGGATGTCGTCGACGCCCGTCGAGCTGAGGCGGTATCCCTCTTTCGACCCGGCCGCGACGACGACGCCGTCGGTTCCGGTGTCGAGCAGGATCGCCGCGGTGTCCGACTTCACGGCCGCGAGGTCGGCCGACAGGCTGGCGCCCACCGGCGCGCCGAGGCGGGCCATGACGGCATCGTCGGAAGAAGCGAGGGCGGTCGACAGCTCCGAATTCGTCGGCAGGTCGGCAACGGCGGTCACGAGCCCGTCGACATTGCCGTCGACCACGGCGAGCGCCGCGATGATGATGTCCTGCTTCGCCTCCGTCGCGTCGCCGCCGCCGCCACCGCCGGCCGGCGCGTTCGCGAGCGCGGCCTCGGTGAAGATCCAGACGCCGCCGCCGCTGTCCTCCAGCGTGTCGTCGAGCTTGTCGGTGACGGACTTGATCGCGCCGACCTCGGTGTCGATGTAGCCGGCGATCGTGCCGAGCGTGCTGTTGACGGTGCCGAAGGCCGAGGCGATGTCCGAGGCGTCTGCCGGATCCGACGGCAGGCGCGAATCCATGGCCGCGGTGTCGGCAAGGATGGAGTCGACGACGGTGTCGATCGTGGAAAGCTGCGTGTCCAGGTTCGCCGAGGACAGGCCGACCGCGGCCCGGATCGTGTTGTCGAGGTCGAGGGTCGTGCTGTCTTCGTCGAGCGCGGTCAGCGTGCGCGCCGCGGCGGCCCAGACGCCGGTCACGATCTCGGTCACTGCGTCTGCGGCCAGCTCGGCGGCGCCGATCGCATCCGTCGCGATCACCCCCGCGGTGATCGCGCCAGATCCCCAGGCCGTGCCGGCGGCGTGCGTGGTGTTGACCTCCGGCCGGCCGCCGGTGGCCGTCGCATTCGTGCCGCCGAACTGGGTGACGTCGACCTGGAGCTGATCGGATCCGGCGATGAGCGAATCGTAGACATTGGCCGCGAGGACCTCGCACTCCAGGCGCACGGCCAGCGCGCCGGCGACCTTGACGAAGATCACCATCGGGCCGAGGGTGTTCGTGTCCGTCGCGTCGAGCGTCGTGTAGTAGATGCCGCCGGCGATGTGCGTCGCGCCGCCGCTGTTCTTGTCGGCGAGCGTCGTCGCGCCCGTCTTCCAGATCTTGATGTCGGTGTTCGCGATCGTGAGCGCCGTCTCCGGCGTGTCGCCGTCGGTGCTGTCGAGGAAGTAGCCGAGCGGGAGTTCCTGACTCGCGGTCGATTGGCGGAGCTTGATGGTCATAGGATCCCCTGGTTTCTCAGGTGCTGGATGATGACAGGGATCGGAGCGCCTTCAGGAGGGGCCTCACCCGTGGGCATCTGTTCGATGCTGGCGCGGTAGATCAGCGAGTTTCCGCCGCCGCCGTTGTCGATGCCGAAGGTCACACGGTCGTAAGACAGTGCCGGCGGCGCGTTCGCGACGGTCTTGATCTCCAGGAATATCCCGCTGGAGTAGAGGTAGACCGTTCCGTCCTCGTAGAACTCCCAGCGCATGCGGAATCGCGTGGTCCCGAAATCGGCGCCCGGATACCAGCTCTGCGATCCGCCTCCGTTGATGGCGATCCGAAGCTCGCCGTTGCTCCATCGGCAGTCGATGAAGATGAGGTCGGATGTGACGGTGTTCTCGATGTTGAGACGTAGCTGCGCGCCGTCGACGAGCGGCTCGACATCGAATGACACCATGAACGGATATTCGAGTTCGATGTCGGCATCGAACTCCGACTCCGTGGCGCCGGCCGTGCCTGTCGCATTCACCAGCGCGCCGGAACCGTCGAGCGACAGGCCGGAGCTGTAGCCGCTGAAGGAAGGCGGCGAGGTGTCCGGCGTGTGACCGACCACGGTCCCAGCGGATCCCGTGAAGGTGTCCTCGTAGATCTTGACGTTCGGATCGAGTGCCTCGACGAGGACGTAGTCGACGACGTTGATGTCCGGGCTCGCCGGGTTCTGGATCCGGACCAGGAGCCGGTCATAGTGCGAGGTCTGCGGCGGGTTTCCGCCGTTGACGTCGCCGTGATAGACCTCGACATCGTCGAAGTAGACCTTCACGAGGCCGTCGGGATACCACTCGGCGCGGCATTTCGAGGTGCCTGAAATCGGGTTGTTGCCGGCGCCGGATCCGCTGAAGTTGGTGAAAGTGCGGAACTCCCCAGTCACCGGGCCGTCGCTGTCGTCGGTGCGGAGGTCCATGAAAACGTCGGATCCCGTCGCGTCGTCCTGCAGTCGCATCGATGCCTGACAGTTCGTGACGGAACCGTTCATCACGAATTCCATCGCGAAGGGGAGCGGGATGTTGAAGTCGCCCGTCAGGACATAGGTCGTCGATGCGCTGTTCCCGTCGAAGGTGATGCCACCGGATCCGGTGAGGACCATGTCCCCGGAGCCGGAGTCGAGCTGCCATTCGTCCGTCATGCCGACGGCGACGTCCGGGGCGTGGCCGGTGAGGTCGCCGGCGGCGCCGTTGAAGTTGTCGAGGATGACGATGCTCATGATTCAGGTCCAGCCCTGGGGGAAATAGCCGTAGCTCGTGACGGCACCGCCGCCGCTGTTGCCGCCGCCAGATCCGCCGCCGCTCGCGCCCGGCGGTCCGGCGGGGCCTTTCGGACCCTTCGGCCCGCGGAGATTTTCCCAGTCGCCCCAGACGGTGTCGCCGTCTTCGTTCTGACGCTGGAAGCGGAGCTTTCCGTCGTCCCACTCGTGATCGGGCATCGGACCCAGGGGACCGGCGGGGCCACGCGGCCCGCGCTCGCCTGGAGCGCCGTCCTTGCCGTCGGCGCCGTTGCGGCCCGGAAGACCGTTCAGTCCCGCGGGGCCGCGCTCGCCTTTCTCACCGCGATCGCCGCGATCACCCTTTTCGCCGGCCGGGCCTTCCGGTCCTTCGGCGCCGGTCTCACCGCGCGGGCCCGGCTCGCCGCGGAGGCCGCGCTCGCCCCGCGGTCCTTGCTCGCCCGGGAGGCCGTCGACGCCGTCGCGCCCGTCACGACCGTCGCGACCATCACGCGACATGGAGAGCCTCCGCGAGTCCCTTCTCCAGGGCCGCGGCGAAGCTCTTCAGGTCCTCGTCCTCGGCGTCGACGTCGTCCTCGGCGGCCGCAGGATCCGCGGCGTCGTCGTTGGCCGCGGCCGGCGCCGGTGCCGGAGGGGCCGCGGTCTTGAAGGGGTCCTCCTGCTGGCTCCGCTTGAAGAGGTCGGACAGCGCGAAATTCTGCTGCTGCATGTAGGGCGTGTCGCCGCCGACGACCGGCTTCCGGTTGAAGGTGCGGCGGGCTTCGTTCGGCTTGAAGATGCCGCCCTTCACGCCCTCGCTCTGGACCTGCATCTGCGTGAGCTGGTCCATGCGGAGGAGGCCGTCGGTGTCGAACATCGTGCCGAGGGTCTTCCCGACGATCTCGGTCAGCTTCAGACCGTGGTCGAGGCCGTTCTCGATGCCCGTCATGTGCGCCTGCAGACAGTCGCTGTAATAGATCTGGTTCTGGTCGCTGGCCTTCTGGCCCGCGGGAAGCTCGCCGAGGTGAACTTTGAAGGGCGGGACGTGGAAAGCGGCGCAGACCATGGTCCCCGTCAGCTTGAACTGCTCGACGACCTGCGCGTCGACCGGCTTGAAGGCGAGCTGTTCGTATTTCAGCCCGTCGCCGAGGACGGCCACCTTGCCGGCATTGGCGCCGCTGTAGTTCTGGTCGAAGTGGTCCTTGATCCGCTTCGCGGTGTCGTCCTCGATGTGGTCCGGCGCCGACAGGATGCCGCCGGGCTGGCTCATGTTCGCGAAGAGCTGCGCCATGTTCTCGGTCAGCTTCATCGAGTGCATCGCCGCGAGCCCGCACGCGATCAGCGGCGGGACGCCGCAGAGGGGGTGATACAGCGGCGTGCAGCGATCGTGAATGATCTCCGACGCCGGGACCGTGATCTCGGCCTCCTCGATGCCGGCGAGGTTGTCCGTCGAGAGCTGGTAGTAGACGTCGCCGAGCGTCGTGATGAGAGGCTTCACGCGCGACGGATCCAGGATCCAGAGGCGGGTCACGACGCCGCGATTGTCGCGGCCCTTGAGGACGTAGGTGTTCCCGCGCGACAGCTTCGAGACCATCCAGTTTTCGAGGAACTGCTGCCGGGTCTGGAAATCGTTCGGCTTCGCGAGGACAGGCGAGAAGGCCGGGCTCGTGACAGCTTCCCAGATGCCGTCGGCGTCGCGCTCGACGAGGTTGAGGTCCAGCTTGCCGACGTCGGCCGCGATCAGGGTGATGCAGGCATAGACCGCGTAATTCGCGGTCGCGAGGTCCTGCCGGATCTCCATGTTCCGTTGCCACGCGCCGGTAAACGGCTCGCGCACCAGCGGATACCAGCCGCGGCCGCCGCTGAGGAGCGACGTGTCGGTGACGCCGACGGCGGCCTTGCCGCGGAAGGCGTTGCGGAGCGCGCCGAAGACGGTCATCTCATTCACGGGTCATTCCCTTCACGATCAGGCCTGCGACGATGAAGAACTCGACGCCGAGCAGGATCATCGCGGGCCCGGCCCCCAATGTCACGCCGACGCCGATCGTCGTCAATGCGAATCCGCCGATCACCAGCAGCAGGAGCCACGTCACCGGGCTCAGTGCTGCAGATGCGGCGGCCAGAAGCGCGCGGGTCAGGCGCGGG